AACCGTTACTTCAATAGATTTACCAATCAATGATAATCCAGGAGGTGCAATTCAATTAACTATCAGTAATACTGTTTCATATGCAACATATACTAATACGAATTCAACAAACACATTAACTGAATCCACCCCAAGTTGTGCTGCATATACTGGTGAAGATGTTTGGTTTAAAGTAACCGTCCCACAATATATTAATTCTCTAGATTTCGATACTCAAATTGGTGATATTACAGATGGAGGAATGGCAATTTATAGAGGAACAATCGGTTCCTTAGTTGAAATACAATGTGACGACGATAGTTCTCCAAATGGAGCAATGTCGTTTATTTCAAGAAGTGATTTTATTGAGTATGAAACGATCTATATTCGTATTTGGGAATATAATGGTGGAACAGTAGGTACGTTTGGGATTTCAGTTACATCCCCTCAACCGCTACCAGTTGAATTGCTTTACTTTGAAGGGAAAGAGAACCCAACATTTAACTATCTAAAATGGGCTACCGCATCAGAACAAAATTCATCCTACTTTAGTATTGAAAAATCAACAGATGGAGAAACATGGAGAACAGTAGGGCAAGAGCAAGCTGCAGGTAATTCAACAGAAAAAATTATGTATTCTCATCTAGATAACATCGATCAGTGTGTTTTACACTACTATAGATTAGTCCAATATGATATTGATGGTCACTCTAAAGTATATGGTCCAATTGCTTTAAACAACGAAATCAAAGAGAAAAAGATAATTAAGTATATCAACTTACTTGGACAGGATGTTGGAAATGAAGCGACAGGTCTCATATTTGAAGTATATGAGGACGGTACCCTGAAAAGAGTTATTCGATAAGATAAATAATAAGAAAGATTTTTACTATGTCAAATATAGCTCTAACTGAAAGTCAAATTCAGCAATTTAGTGAAATAAATAAGTTTTTTGAGACGAATGGCCCAAGGCTTTCGGAGATTTTAACTTTTGATAATTTAATAAATGAAGCTCATGCATTAAATACAATTGAATCAAACATACCTGAGAGTCTAAGATTTGATCTACACCTAGATTTAATTTTTAATAGAGGTGTCACCGATTATTATAAATCAATGTCATCTGGTGAGAACCGTATTCTTGAAGCAGCTCGAAAAGTATTTCCAAATTCTCAACACATAACTGAATCGATCGAAAGTTTTAAAGCGTATTTAGTTTCAATGATAAATGAGGAAGCTTTAACATTAGGTATGCCATCTGACGGATCTGCCGCTCTATCTGCTCCACTCGAACCCCGAAAAAGCGGTGGTATTTGGGGAACTCTTAAAAGTTTATGGAATGCTATTACTGAGGGAGGTTCAGTAATTGGAATTATTCATTTTATAATCGATATTATTGGTTTAGTCGGTGACTTTATCTTTCCAGGAGTAGGTGTTGTTGCAGATATTATTAATGCAATTATTTATGCTGTTCGAGGAGAATGGATACAGTGTTCAATCTCAGTAATTGCAGCAATAGTTATCGGCGGAGGAGATGCTCTAAAACTAGTTAGATATGCAGCCAAACCTGGACAAAGAGTACTAGCTGCGTGTGCAAAAGAAGGAGGAGCCAAAGCCGCTGGCGAAATGATTGCTAAACTTCCAGCTAAAGAAGGAGGAGGAGTTGTAAAGCTTCTTACTGGAATTTTTGGAAACATTGGAGGAGCTCTAGGAAAGGCAACATCACTTCTTGGAATGTTTATTCAAAAGTTTGGTGACAATCGGCTAGTTAGACTATTTCCCGGACTAAGTGCCGCACTGAAACCTATATTTGATGGATTAGGTACAGTCATAACAGCGTTTGGAAAAAAAATGTCACTGGCTAGTGCTAATTTTAAACTTGCAACAAAATCTGCTAAAAAAGCGGCTGCCGTAAACATCGAGACTTCTCTTAGAGCTGGTGGAGACCTTGTATTTGATGGACCTTGGGTAAAAGTACTTAATAAAGAAGGTAAACAAATAGGAAAATATCCGGCTAAACAATTTGATAAAATAGCAGGCGAAGCACTAATTAATGCTACTGCCAAGAAGGCAGGGTCTAAGGAAGGTGCTGAAATCTTATTTAAAGAGGGCTCAGATGTTGCACGGGTAAATAACGTTCTAACTAATCCTAAATTGCAAGAGGGCATGAGAAAAAGAGCATATAATTATTTTGAAACAACTGCACTAAAAAAAGGATGGAAGCGAATGGTTTCACCTAAGAATTTAGCCTTTTTTGTAGGTAAACAAATCTATAAGATAATCTTTAAAAGTGATTGGTTGGATGGACCAGGATCACAATGGTCACCTGGCGAAGTTGAAGGTCACGGAAATGGTGCAATAAATGATTGGATCGATGATCGAATGGGCGATAAAAAAAATAAAACCTTACTTCTTGATTCACAAGACCAGGAGGTAGTTGATCGAATTACTGATTACCAAAATCATTTTGCTGAAATAACTGGCGAACCTCGTATAATAAATGTAGTTACTAATAACCTAGAGAAAGACGGTCCAGCTGAAGAGTTTGAAGATTTCTTTAATGAAGTTGCTAAAGGCAAGGTTACTCGAGGTGAAAAGGGAGATATGGTTGACCATACTGTCTCTGATAAACTTGCAGCAGATACTAAAATTACTGAAAGTAGAAAGAGTATCGTTCGAACAATATCTAATTTTTCAGACTTTAAATGAAATTAAAGAATTTTAAAAGTTATTCTGATCATTATTCAAAGGATCCAAAGAACTTTGAAAAAAGAATCGCACTTGCTTCAACTACTGGAGAGTCTCCCCTATTTGATAATTTCTCGACAGTCGATGAGACTTTAACTATCTCAAAATCAGTGCCTGTCATAATTTGGGGAAATTTTAAACTTTCAAACATGAATGAAAGTTTCTGTAGTGTAGTTTATAACCAAAAAAGAATTCCATCAAAGGGTGAGCTTTCCTCTGCTTTTAAAGAGGAGGATTTTATTCCTAAAGTTGTTAAAGACCGATCTGCTACAAAAAAAATGAATTTTCCTATTTCCGGAGTCTCAGGAGAAGAGGAAGAAGACTTTAAGACATATGGTCAGTTTAAAAAATCAGAAAAATTCTTTGATCACTTTAAAGAAAAGCTTACGCCGACTTCTAGATTTGAAGTACTTGTTGCTGATGGAAAACCGCTTCATGCACAAAAAAGGATAATTAATACTTCATTTGACCTAGACCTAGACCGCTGGAAGCACCTAGGTGAAGCTGAGTCTATTTGTAAAAAAATAGATTTAAAATATTCTCCTGAGTTTTATGTAGTTTCTTTGCTTGAAGCAAATGGAAAATTATATCTTGATTCAGTCACTCGAAATATTAGTCTTACTCCAGTACAGAGCGTAAAGTTATACGAGGCAGCCTACCAAAAATATTACGAATCAAGTCTACCGTCATGGTTTAGAAAAAAGACTTTTGAAGATCACGTAAAACCATACTATATTAAAAAATATTATGATTCTCTATTATTTAAACCAACTGGTGTAATAGATTATAAAAAATATTTAGATTAATGATTATTGTTAATTGCAAAGGCAAGCGCATTGAATGGGTTCTTAAAACGTATCGACAAAGGGTTGATAAGACTCGACAATTGGATGAGCTTAGAAACCGCAAAGAATTTGAAAAACCTAGCTCTAAAAAGAGAAAAATTAAACAGAGAGCTCAATATAAATCTAGAAATACTAATGTTAACATTTGACGATTTTTTAAATGAAAGATGGGGAGAAGAAGTTCCCCTGAGTAACCGTCGTGCTGCTGGTGTAGCTATTATATGGAATAATAAAATCCTATTGATTCACCCTACCAATTCATCCTGGAAAAAATCTACTTGTGGGATACCTAAGGGTAAGCTTGAGCCAGGAGAAGATCCACTAACTGGTGCACTTAGAGAATTGGAAGAAGAGACCGGTGTTAGATTATCGTCTAATCAGTTGGATCCAGAGTCGCATAGCGTAGATTTTTATAATCGAAAGAATGAAGTTGATGGAGCCCTGATATATTTTATTTGTGAGATATCTGATCTCTCGGAAATTGGATTAACCTCTGACCGACTTCCTAAAAATCAGCTTCAATTAGAGGAAGTTGATTGGGGAAAATTCGTTAGTGCAGAAGAAGCATATCCTATTATTAATCGAAATCAAATCATCATACTAGATAGACACCTTACCTTAAATAAATAACTAAAATATCCAATATTTTGTGAGCGTACTAAATTTTAATACATGGAATAACCTAAATGAGTCAGTAGCATTTGATCCACTTGCAAACTATCCAAATAAAACCTTTGGATATAATGTTGGAGCAATCGATACCGTTAATGTAAATCAAGGAGGAGCTGGCGGAGACTGGGGAGGAAGTATGACTCGAGCTCTATGGTTTGCTAGAGTCGCTGATGACTGGGCTGCAGCCAATGGAAAAAAAGGAAGCTTAATAAGTTCTCAAAAGAGATCTAGAGTATTAACTGCTTCTGGTAATACATCAGATCATTTTAAAGGAAACGATAATGCGTATGCAGTTGATATCGCAATTGCTGGTGCGGAAGGAGACTCTCTATTAGCGTATATAATGGAAAGATTCGGGCATCCTGAATATAAAGGAGGTTCATGGTTTAATATTACGATCGATGGATACCGATATCAAGTAGGATGGAAAGTAAAAAATCATTTTGACCACATCCATGTTGGAGTAAAAAAGACTGGTGGAGCATCTACTCCGTCTACTACACAAACCGTTGGTGGAACACTAGGAGCAAAGTTATTAAATAATCCTACTATTTCTGAATGGTTAAAGAAAAATGTACCAAATCCCGTGACTGTCCAACAATTAGATGCCATGCTGCAATCCGATCCGACTGCATTCGGCTGGTTTAAAGAAACATTTAAGTTAAATGATTCAGGTGATTCGATATCTTCAAATGATAAGGCAGCTCCTATTTCAGGTAGCGTAGCGGATCGATGGATGGATGTGACTAAAAAAGTAATTGATAAGTTTGAAGGAGGTTATTGGAACTATTGGGAATGTAAGAATCATCCATGGGATAATATGTATAAAAATTCTGGTGAAACTATGTTTGGTCTAGATCGTAAGGCTGGTGCAATTGAGACAATTAAGCCAGAAGGCGTAGAGTTTTTTAAGATAATCGATGATGATAAGAAAAAGCTAGGTATGGGCGAATTTTGCAAAAAATGGGTCTATAATTACAGAGGTGGAGACAAAGAAGAGGTCCTAAAAAATCTTGCTGCAAAGATCATGTTTAAACAGTATACCAATAACATGGCAAACTTTGTAAAGGATCCAGAAACCAAGCGAAGAATCGAAAACAATAAGGGATTATTGCTTCACATGTCATATGCGTGTTGGAACGGCCCGGCGTTCTTTAAAGGATTTGCTCAAAAGCTACAGGATGGAGTTAAGTCCGGCATGTCAGATCGAGAGTTAATTAAACTTGCTAAAGAAAGTCGCACTGCTCGGTTAGGTGGAAGTTGGGCAAGTGCAACCGTCAAAGTTAATGCTGAGATTGATAAAGAATCTGGATTAGCATAAGTTATTTTATCTAAGTTAAAACCTTAAGTTGGACTTTGAGTTTAATACTCTAAAATATTAAACATATGTCTGAAGAAAAAACAACAACCGAAGAACAAGAAGTATTGATTGAAGAAACTCAATCTGAAACTATGCCAGAAATGGATGGAGCAGTATCGGAACCTCAAGTAGAACTTAGTGAATTAGATGCTGCCATTCAAGCTAGAATGGGTCAGTTTGCTATTACGATTTCGCCAGCAGATCTAAGGTACATTAAGAACTTGTTAAATAACAAGATCGAATGGAAAGGCCCAAATGAAGCGTATTTAATGCTAATGGCTCTTCTTTCTATCAATGGTGAGCTTAAAGAAAGAGATTCATCATCTAACGAAAGAATATCAATACACCTTCCTTCTACTACTCTTGAGTCAATCAACTTTTTCTTGAATCGAGTTACAGGTAAGGGCGAAGAAACTGCACATAGATTATTTGCAGTATCGATGTTGCTTCGACCAGCAATGGAAGAAATCAAAAAACTTGACGAAATTATCGAAAAGTTACAATCTGAGGAAAAATAAATCTAACCTTAGATAAATAATAAAAAAGTTTATTAAAGATGAAAGTAAAGAACTTTGCAGGATTTATGAAAACGCGCAAAATGAATGAGTCTGATGAAATGGGATATTCAGAAAAAGACGAGTTCGGTATGGGCAATGACGAATACTCTGATGATGAAGAGGCAGGATTCTATGGAGCTAATCCAGAAGACGAAGAAGAACCTGAAGAAGGAGCTGAAGATGGAGAAGAAGGTGAAGAAAAAGAATTGACACTAGAAGATCTTAAAGCTATGATCGACGACCTTACTGAGAGAGTTAAAAAACTTGAGCCAGAAGAGGAAGAAGAGCCTGAAGAAGGTGAAGAGGGAGAAGAAGGCGAGGAGCCAGCTGAAGGAGAAGCTGCACCAGCGTCTAAAGTATAATTCATAAATCACTTGATTAAGAAACTAAAGCGAATGGAAACATTCGCTTTTTTTGATATGATAAATAATAAAAAGTCTATTAAAGAATCTAATGGGAATAAAGATCGTTAATTTTAATCAATTTATGGCATCAGCTAAGACCAATGAAAACTCTGATCTTGATTGGAGTGATAAGAATTGGGATGAAGCTGGAGTAGATGGTGAGAATCCTCCTAATTCTGGACTAGAAGGAACTAGTGCTGAGCCGATGAGCTACACGGCTGGTGACTATGGTGAAACTAGTGAAAAGGACGCTCTATTAGACGACGAGGAAAATTCATTAACTGACGATATTGGTAGTCTAGAAAACATTAAGGCTATGATTGACGATCTTACTGACCGTGTAAATAAACTTGCTTCATCTAAAAAATAATTACAGATATGAGCCATGTTATTACCTATAAATTAGTCCAATTATTTGAATCATACTGTCGAAAAATGGATATCGACGGTAAGGAGATTGAGGCAGCTATGTCAGGTGTGCCACTAAAGTTAAAGGTTGCATCAACTCAACAGAGTCAAGAAAAAGGATATAGTGGAGCTGAGCGGGAACCTTCTAACAACACTGGAATGCTTTTTATATATGATGAGGATCAGCCACTATCTTTTTGGATGAAGGACGTCCCGTTTAAACTTGATATTATCTTTTTCGACAGTAACCTGCAATACATTGACCATCACACAATGGATCCTGGACACGAAGTAGAGGAGAAAAACTTACCTCAATATCATTCTAAAAAACCTGCACGATTTGCAGTTGAACTTCCAGGCGGATGGTGTGAAAAAAACATGACCCCTAATTGTAAACTTTCCTTTTAATTTAGTACTATAACTAAAAGGAAAAACTATGCACCATACCCAAGATTTTAAAGAACTTCGAGAATTTGTCAATGAGATGAATTCGTCAAACTCTACAAATCACAAAGTCGATATTTTAACCAAATATCAATATCATCCATTCATTAAGAGGATCCTATTTTATACATATCATCCATATTGGAACTTTGGTGTGACCTCAGCTAATCTTAAAAAACGCGAAGATCTTATTGCTCCAATGGAAGTGTATGATGACTTTTTTATGATGCTTGACGATTTTAATAAGCGCAACTTGACGGGTCACTCTGCAATTGAAGCAATAAATCGTTTTATTAAGGATTACGAAGAGTGGGCAGATCTAATCTACCAAATAATCGATCGTAACCTTGAGACCCGAGCGACAGTCACTCTAATTAATCGAGTAAATCCTAAATTTATTCCAACCTTTGAGGTTGCCTTGGCTCATGACGCAGCTAAAGTAAAAGGTGTAGATATCTTTGACGGTACCTGGTTCGTTTCTAGAAAACTAGATGGAGTCCGATGTATCTGCTTTATTCAAGATGGCGAAGCACGATTCTTTTCACGTAACGGCAAGGAGTTCCTGACTCTTGGAAAAGTTGCAGAGGAAATCAAACGCTTAGGGATCACTGATCTTGTTTTAGATGGTGAACTATGTCTTATGAATGAAGATGGCTCAGATGACTTCCAGGGAATCCTGAAACAGATACAACGTAAGGACCATACTATTGAGAACCCAAGATACCAAATTTTTGATATCTTACTACCTAGAGAATTTGCTGGTGATCTTGATTCTTACCTATTTTCTTCTAGAATAGAAGGCCGAACTCAATGGCTAAATCTAGACGATTCAAATATTTTGGAAATGTTACCTCAAGTTAGAATCACTGATGAAGATGCACTTGAGGAGTTAAAGGCCCAATCTAAGGATTCTAACTGGGAAGGACTTATTGCTAGGCGAGATACTCGATACAAATCAGGTCGATCCAAAGACATGCTTAAGATCAAAGAGTTTTTTGATGCAGAATATGTGGTGACTGGCTTGATTATGGGACCGCAACGAGTGATCGTAAACGGTAAAGAGATTGAAGAGGAGATGTTAAGCGCTGTCACAATAGATCATGAAGGATCTCAAGTTCAAGTAGGAAGCGGCTTCACAATAGAACAACGTCGTCAATATTATCAAAATATGGGAGAGATCATGGGAGCTACTATTACCGTGCAATATTTTGAAACTACGACCGATCAGCATGGCAACCATTCTTTAAGATTTCCAGTATTTAAAGGGAACCATGGAAAAACTCGCAGTATATAATAGCATGTCATTCAATAAGAAAAGAGTACCACAATTGGAAGAATTAATGGAGACTCATGCTAAACTAGGAGATTCATATCTTGACCAATTTGGATCATGTGATGCTCTAGTAGGTTCTCCAGAGTCAATTGAGTATCTAGATCGATTCTTTGCAACTAAGGGACCAGACACGGTTTCGCAAGTACTCTCTCTTCTTATTGAAGCCAAGGAATTGCTCCTAAATAGAGGCAGTTCAAAATACATGGAAGATTTTAATGATCTACAGAAAGTAATTAATTCAATAACAAATAAACAGTAAATTATGTATTACATCGCAAAAGTAAAGTTTGAGACAATTGATGATCAAACAGGCCGACCTAAAAAGATCTATGAACAGTATCTAGTTGACGCTGGATCAATCTCTGAAGCAGAAGAGCTACTAAAAGAGAGATTCAAAGACTCAATCGCTGAGTTTTCAGTAGTGAGTGTAGTTGAGTCTAAAATCATGGGAATAGTTAAGTAATTATGAAAAGGATGCCTACCCGAACCTCTGAAAAAGTATATGATGTGCTTTGTAAGTTTGCAGAAGCAAGTCCAAACCATTATGAAAAGGAGACATTTGTCTTTCATTTTGGAGTATTAAGCACCACCTCTTCCAAATATAAGTTAAACTGTATGGATGATGCACAACGCTCATTTATATGTAATGATGAAGGAAAGATGTGGGTTGATGGAAGCAATGCAGGTAGAGTCAATTCGATCCTACGTAAGATCTCAGAAGAAATGGTTTCCCAAAGAGTCAGCGATGAAGTTCAACGTTCCAATTGAGAAAGATACCCTTTTTGCACAAGAGCTTTTTGCTCTCATTTCAGAACACGTATCTGACCTTGCTGATGAGCATGAGAAACTTCCAAATCAAATCATTTTTAGTGGAGCTCTTGGTAAAGAGCTCCATGATTTTATCCTAGACAAAGAGTGGAATTTTAAAGGCTTTGGTCTTGATCGGGTGAATGGAATAGTAGATTCAGTCACCTTTAAGTACGATAAACCCTTTACTCAGACTGAGAACAGGTTCGGTACGACATTTGAAGGAGGAACCTTACACGACAAGACAATAAATGGGATTCCTGGACCGGGGACGGCACAGAAGATAATCTCATCATATTCTCAACCTAGTTTCTCAATAGAGAGAACAGTTAGACCTGAAAAACGAATATTATTAAGTAGACCATGAGCACAGTTCGATTTATCGCTGATCTTCATCTTGGCCACGCTAACATGGCCAAACATCGAGGTTTTTCTTCAGTAGAGGAGCACGATGAGTATATAGTAAAAAAGTGGAACTCTATCGTGGTGAAGAGAGACTTGACATATATCCTAGGCGACGTGACAATGGAATCCAAAAAAGAGTATCCAACATTGGATCGTTTGCATGGTCGAAAGATAGTGGTTGGTGGCAATCATGATAAACCCAATCACACTAAGGAATTACTAAATCATGTAGAATCGATAGTCGGCATGGTGCAGTACAAAGGAATCTTTTTGACCCATTGTCCTGTGCATCCAAGGGAAATGGAATACCGAATCAAACATAACATTCACGGTCACATCCATGAAAACAGGATAGAGCATAAGTTTCGTCTTTTTGGAGTAGCCCTATTTGCAATACCCGATCGACGATATCACTGTGTCTCGTGTGAGCATATTGATTATACTCCAGTGACCTTAAAAGAATTAGGAATATTACGATGATTAAGAAGATACTTTCAATACTTGATTGGGATCTTTGGCACCGCATTAAGGGTAGGAGTCGACCGTTAGATACTGACTATAAATTTAAAAAAGAAGAAAAGATGAAAACTAAAATAATCGAAGTATGTGTGGGAATAGGAGCAAACCAATTCTTTCCAGAATACGTTAAGGTAGCTGTTCCCGTCTTGACAAAAAAGGAGAGAGAAAAACTTTTAGCTAATATGATGAAGGGCGATGTAGAACTAGGGCTATATTCAGATCAGGCTCCATGCAAGTTTGACCATAATGGAGAGTGTCTTATTTGTGATGCTTGGCCTGACGCTTGTGCACATCAGAGGTATTTAAAGGGAGACTATTCAATTGAGTCAAAGGAGGAACTTGAAAAAATGTTTAACGGTAAAGTATGAATAAAGAAACAAAATTTAAAGTAGGTGACAAGGCTCACAAAACAAAGGGATATAAATTTCCTTGCACCATTGTAGGTGTGTTTGAAACAATTAAAGGAGACATCAGAGTTGTTGGTGAAATGGATGAGTATGGATTACTACACATCTTCAACGAGGATCAGTTGGAACATTATGAAGAAAAATAAGGTAATATCAGATTGGTTGGATAAATACAATGACCCTGAAATAGATAAAAAAGTGGAAATGAAACTTGAAGAAATGAATAAAGAAAGATACAATCAGATTATTAATGAGGCGTATGAGAATTTTGAAAAACAGTGTATTCCGGGTACAGGTAAAAAGATGTCAAAAGAAGAGTTCATTAATATTTGTAAAATCAATCCTGAGTTCTCTGAAAAGTGGGGACTAAAGATTGAGGAACGAGAGTTGAGTTTGGAAGAAAGAAAACAAATAGTGAAAAATAAGTATTTTATTGAGTTTTATTGGAAAATAGTAGATGAACATAATAATGAAAATACTATTTGGGAAATGAATAAACGAAATATCCCAACCAAACTAATCACA